CTAAACGTTATATCAGAAGATATAGTTGCTCCTGAGCTTGTGGCTGAGCCACTTAAATTTACACCGATGGTTAAATTACCGCTACTGTTAACAACTATAGCTGCATTTGAAGAAGTAAATGATTGTACTGCTGCAGAGTTAAATGTCGGAGAATAGCTTACTCCTAAATCTGCTTGAGTTCCAGTTCTACCGTCTAAATTAGTTTTTATATGGTCTCCAGTTACTGCACTCTCTATTACTCTAAATGTACCATTTGTACTTAAGCTACCAATAGGAGCTTGAGTAATAGTAAAACTATCCTTAAAGGTAGTAGTTGCAAATCCTTTATCGTCTTGAATCGAACCAGTATATTGATAACTTCCTGAAGGTAAACTTCCAGTTAAAAATGCTCTTAATACAGTATTACTTACAAACGATGCTGATAATAAAGCATTATTCGTAAAGGTAAGAGAGCTTGTATTTATACTATCACTTTCAGTATCAGAAAAAGTATATTGATATAAATGATTTCCACTTCTTGCTCCATTAGTATTAAAGAAGTTACTGTTAGCTGATGTACTAACTGAAGGTCCTACGTTATCTGTAATGTTTACTGTAAAAGTAGTTGCTGCTGTTGTAGCAAAATTATTTGATGCTGTTACTTGACCAGATAAAGTATTACCTCCTACATCACTTGATCCAGATATATTTCTATTAATAGTTAAATTACCTGAGCTATTTACTACAAAATCAGATGATGGATTAACTACAAATGTTACAGGTTCATTAGCTGTAAATTGAGCTGTAGTACCTGAAAATCCAGTAGAACTATCATATATAGCTGCACCAGATACTGCTGATTCAATTATATAAAAAGCATTTACTCCACCAATAGTAGGTGGTGTATCATCATCTATAGGAATAGTAACAGTAGCTGTATTAGATGCCGTATTAAAGCTATCTTTAACTTGAACTGTGTATTGATATTCATTTATTAAATCAGAATTCAAATGTACTCCATTTTTCCTAGTTACCTGACCCGATGAGTTCATTTGGAATGGGTTTTCATGCGGGTCAGATAGTTGAGAAGTACCTCCATAACTACCAGTAGGTACGTTAGAGTTGTCTAGTTCTAGTTTAGATAAAGTGAAGTTGAAAAACGTAATAGTATCACTTTCAGAATCAGAAGCAGCAATATTATCTACTACTGTTCCTGCTGAACTAGACTCATTGATTGCAGTTAAAGTTTGATTGTTTATAGTTGGGTGAACATTATCTGTTACACTTATGGTAATTGGTAAAGTTGTTATTGCATTTGTATCTTGACCTGCTTCGAAGTGTTCATCTGAAGCTGATATAGAAAAACTATAAGAAGATGTTGTTTCAAAATCTAAAGAAGCAGTTGCTTGAGCAATACTTACATAATTAGAAGATTTTGTTATAGTAAAATGTTCTCCTGGTACTGAACTAGATCTAATAGTAATAGCATCTGTATTAGTATCCGTAAAAAATATTTTAGCAACCTCTCCTGTGGATGCATTTTCATTTCTACTAGCGGTAAAAGCTGTTATAATTGTACCTGCAGCAGAAGTCTGTCTAAATACTGGTGCTGAGTTAGCAGTTACATCGATAAATAAGTTTTGATTGGTTACAGCATCAAAAGTATCAGTTACTTTTACTGGTACTTGATGTGCAAGCGTATCATCTCCTCTATTTGTTGTATTAAATAGTTCAACTATTGATGAAGTAAGTAAAGTTACTACTCCATTTGAAGCTACATTTACAAATCCTGCTGTATATGAATCTTGAGCTGCAAAAGTTAATGATTGTCCTTGTATATCATTAGCAGTTAGAGTGTGAACAGTAGAACCTGATGTTAAAAATTCAGCTATATTCACATTTGCTGCAGAAGTAAACTGAGGAGCATCGTTTGGATAAAATACTTTCTCTAAAAAGTTAGATATACTACCAGAAGTACCTGGATTAAACGAAGAAGTAAAGAATCCTGGTAAATGTTGTTGTGATATTATTCTATTACCGTTAAAAGTGGTAGAACTAAAACCAGCTCTTACTCCAGAGGCTGATATGAAAGAATCTGCTATAAAAGAAGCTGAATCAGCTATTTCAGCATGTGAAGAGGAAACTTCTGTTAATATTTCAACTGATGCTGATATAGCATACGAAGCAGAAACGGCAAATAAAGCATGAGATGCAGTAGTAGATGTTGCTCCTACTTCTTCTCCATTTATAGAGAGGCCTCCGGATATATTAAGTGATCCGGTAAGGTTTCCGTAATCTCCAAGCTGCCCACTTATTTGTTTCCACTTAATTAATGCCATTAGTTAACCAATTTACCAGTTATCATAAATTCATCGTCAGCTTCTAAGTCAAAATTTAAACTATTATTAAAAGTTATAACTACATTACTCCCAACTTCTGCTATTGAATCTATTGCATCTATTTCAGCAGCTATTCCGTTTACAAATACTGTAAAATCGTCTTTTTGTATTGCAGGGAACCCATCAGGTACCGTTGCAAAAGAAATATCCTGAAAGGTAACCACTGGATCTGATACAGAAACAGTAGTATTATTGCTAGTAAAAGCATTATTAAGTGTGGTAAAGGTTTTTTGTTCTGCTGTCATTGCTTCAGCTATATTTTGTACTGTTAATCTAGTGGCAGAGGCTCTATCGTAAAATCTTACAGTTCTCGAGTTTACTCTCGTATTAGAATATCTAGCCATTTATATGTCATTTATATCTTTTACTACTTCTGTTCCAAATAATACTGCAGCTTTATTAAAGAATTTCATAGATCCTTGTTGTAAAGCATTAATACTATCAGGTACTAAATGTCCTAAAAGGTTAATACTAAATTCTGTCTTGACTACTCTGTCACTTCCTTGTGATAGTTCAGTCGTAGTAGCATAACTATCAATCATAGCTCTGAATTTGAACTGTTCTGGGTCTCCCCAATAAGCATCAGAAGCATAATTAATACTTTCTACTAATTTATTCATTTGTTCTATATACTGTGTAAAGATTACACAAGAATAAACTATATTTACATAGTCAGGCATTACTACACCTTGATATTCTTTCAATATAGACCTATTATTAAGTAAAGAAAACCTATCATACTGGTTTTTCTTACTCCATTTCTTTTCAAACACTCCAAATTGTGTAGGTAAATTAGCATCTAGTTTATTTGCTAACTGTCTATTCTTTTCTATACTATCTCTTTTAATCATTATTAACGGTAATTGTATTTTACCGTTTCTATCTCTATAAAATCCTTCTTTTTGTACTGCATGCCAGCGTTCTGGTGATCCATATAGCACAGGAACGTCTTTTTGAGCTCCGTTTTGAAGTACATGTGGTTTAATTACATTCTTAAAATAGTAAAATATTGCACCATCAATGTCTTTTAGCCCTAAACTAAATCTTTTAGTATTATCATCCTTTACAGATCTTTGTAATTCCCTCTTTTTTAGGTCTTGAATAGGTTGTTTACTACCACTAGCAGGTCCGCCCTGAAATGGATTAATAGAATCCTGGGATATCTGTGATTGAGTTTTAGGTAAAGGTTTATTACTACCTGCCATACTTTCTATTTACATGAGTTTTAAAAGCTCTTTTGAATTTAGTATATACAGTATATAGTTTATACAGTTTTTCATCATTTGGAAGATCTTGTACAGTATCTTTAAATGCATCATTAAGTTGCTCTACCTCTTTTCTTAGAGTATATATATGATCATACTCAACATCATGAGAAATAGCACCTGTTTCAGGGTCAACTCTTTTGTTTACTAACCTTGCTCCGCCTGGTTCTTCTTTTAATATGTCTTTTATTTTCATAATAATTAATATTCTTCGTTTTGAGCAAATGTTATGCCAGTCTGCTCTCTTCTGGTCATATGAGTCTCTAAAATCAATGATACTGATGTACCAAATTGACTTCCATAGTCGGTTAAGTTGTAGCTCTTGTCTCTCCCCATAAATAATTGGTTCTCCCTTACGTTATCTACTACATAATAGTCTTCTTGCCAATTTAGTATATCACCTACCTCAGGTACTACGTTTACATCTTCTAAATCTCGTCTAAGAAGAGCAAATTGTACGTCTCTAGTAAGATCAGGTCCAAAATCATCTACAGCTACTACTTGATCTCCTCTAGTTATAAGGCAATTAAGTTTTAACGGTTCTAAAAACGATTTTACTAGTCCTTCTCCGTATATATTTACTTCAGTATCTTTAATACTGAATTTATAGTACAATATCTCTTGTTCTACTATATCTTTTAGCAGTTCTCTATTAATATTAACTAATAAATTAAAATCTCTATTACTTCCGAATAACATTACTTCTCTTCTATTGTTTGTTCTCCTATTTTTATATCAATAATATTAGGATACTTGTTAACTGCGTTATCTTTTAAAGCATTGAATGCTTCTAAAGACTCTTTCTGTGATATTATCTTTATTTTTAAAGTTTCTTTATTTTCTCCTTGTTTAGATGCTACTGTTACTGTTGTAACACCAGGTAAAGCTCTAATCATCTCTGCTGCTTTATTAGAATCAGTACCATCTTTGTATAAAACTTGTACCATAGCTGTATATGTTCTAAATTCTACTTCGCTAAGTATGTTTAATAGTTTCATTATCCTATATATAGTTTCATTGGCACTCCAGTCACCATTTTAGCATTAGCTTCCATCTCTCTTGCTTGTTGTTCCA